CTACATACGCTTTGATTTCCATGTTTGCGGCTCCTCTTTTTGTTTTTATTTTGTGCAAATATTTCTGTTTTGTCAATACGGTAAAGATGCACAGATTCTACATCGGGTCTTTGTGCTACTTTTTTTGGTTTTTTGGTCTGCGTCCGGTCGTGGCGACCGGCGGATAGAGCAGACGTAGCTTTTTCGTCTGATTCCGGACGGCTTTTATTTAGCTTTTTCAACATTTTCCACAGACTTTTCAACATTTCCACATTGTTAAACTTTAGCACAATACATTGATTCAACATTTCAACATTTTTTCAACAAAGTTTTCAACGCTTGATTTTGTCTTTTTCTAACGTTCTAACGTTCAAAATTATCTGTTTTCAACTTTTCCACTTACTCTACTACTACGTCTACAACAAGTTAATAATATAAATACGCGTGCACGTGTGCGCGCGTCTACGCGTGCACGTGTGCGCGCGATTCATTAGCATCTATCGATAGCGACAGCCCCATGAGTTGGGGCGCTGTCGCAAGGGGGAGACCATCAGTCTCCCCCTTGCTAAACTAACTAGAGTGTAATGTAACATTTTAATTCATTTTTCGGTGTCTCTTTGAGAAACCAAACGGAAGAGAAGCCCAGTGCCTTACTTGATAGGTACTGGGCTAAGTGACACTAATTAGAGAATTCCACGCTTCTTCGTTTGTTTTTTTGTGACACGCTCCTTTGTTTCTAACTGTGTTTTGTAGTCTTTGCCTTCTAGCTGTAGCCTTTTTTGCTCGATCGCCTTTCTTTGTCTGTTCTGCTTGATTCTCCACAGCCTTTCCGGGTTTTCTTTTTCCATCATCTTTTCATAATACCGTGGTATTTGCGCCTGTTTGCCATTGGTGCATTGAATGTAGCCTTGTCTCCAGATTTCTTCTTTGTGCTCTTGATAGTAGGCATCTCCTAGCCCTGGTTTAAGTGACATGCACGCGAATGGCTTTTGCTGTCCTAGCTCATAGTAAGCATTTGCTTTCTTGCCGTCAATTTCGTACATTTTTTTCGTTACGTATCCGGCAACATACCTGTATGTTTCCGGTGTTGCTTGTGCAATTTGCACATTTCCATTGCCCCAGATTTTACAAAGTGTTTCTGAAGTATAGTATCCGTTATGGTGAATTTTGTACAGCTGCTTCAGGTCTGCTGGCTCCCATCCGTATAGTATCATATGGTAGTGCGGCCTTGCTGTTTGTTCTCCGTATTCTCCTGCACAGAAGAATCTTAATTTTGTTTTGTATTTTTTTCTGAGCCTTTTTAAGAATTTCTGTACGTCTGTGTATAGTAGTGTTTGTACACTTTCCGGTGTTTTTTTCCCCGGTTTCCATACATACTGTACTTTTCTCATGATTTCGCCTGTCTTAAGAATCATTCCCGGCACGTGGTCATCATCATATGTTAATGTGATAAACCAGACCTTTTCTTTTGGCCATTGCCGTGCCTCTAGCTCAATTCTTGTTGTCCAGTCCTCTCTCTGCTGGATTCTGCACCCGATGCATTGCCCGCATGGTATTAGCATAACTTTTGGTTCATACATCAAATCTTCATATTTTAATTTTTTGCCCACTCTTTCAGAAAAACGGGCAAGTGAATACACCTGCCCGCTGATTTCTTTGTTTCCTGGGCTGTATATCCGTATTAACGGTTTATAACAGCTCACTTTATTCGTCTCTCCTTTCTGCATGTCTTTGCTGGACTTCTTGCAACTTTTTCGTGTATGTTCCTGTCGCTCCGTTGCGCCGTCCACCGTCTTTCCTTCCTTGTGCAGGATTTTGCAGTTTTCCGCCCGGGTTTTTTGTGCCGCTCGGTACGTTTTCGTTCATTACGTTATCAACGCCCTTGTTAATTCCTTCAAATGCTTCCATTAGGCCATATGGTGACATTCCTGTCGAACTTAGCATTTGATTCCAGCTTTGCGCCGCGTTGTACCAATCGCTTTTTGACCAACTTTCACTGCTGTACGAGTTTGGCACAAAGCCGCTTGCCCTGCTTACTCCTAAAGCGCTTGCTGATGGTGCTCCCATGCTTGCTCCTGATATCGTTCCTGCGCTGCCTCCCGGCGTGCTTGCGCCGCCGTTCTGGAATGCTAATATAGGATTAAGCCCGGCTTTTTTCATGTCCTCAACTGCCCTCTGATAGGCTGTGTTTGACATGTACTCTTGCCATTCTCGATTCTTCATTGCTTCCGTTGAGTTAAAATTCATTGCTGCGCTGTTCTCAATGTGATTGTATATGCCTTGCGCGATTGCTCCCAATGTGTTGTAGCCCATCTGTTCCAGCATCGACCTTTGGTTAAACTGGCTTTGTCTCTGTCCTTCCATGTTTTGGTATTGGTATGCACCTTTTAGATACTGCATTACCTGTTCGTCATTCGTTCCGGACTTGCTCATGCTTTGACTGCTTCCGCCGCCTTGCTGTGTGCTTCCGCCCATGCTCTGGCTTTGGCCCGTTTGACCCCATCCACCGAATAACCTTCCAACGTTTCCTGCGGCATTTGCTACGTTTCCTATTGTGTTTGCTACCGTTCCAATGCCACCGGCTAACATTAAGAAATCATCAATTCCAAACGCCATTTTTAAAATAGCCGGGATCTCTCCCGGCTTCCTCCTTTCTTACAGTTTGTACAGCCCCGGTACGCTGTAAAGCGGCATCCGGCGCGTTGTCTTGTTTGCTACGCGGATTGCTCCAAAGAATTGCGGCTCGTCCTGTACGATTAATGTTCTTGCAATTTCCGCTTTTCCTTCTGCCATCCACTCTTGTGACAGTGTAGGAACTTCCGAATAGTTGTCTGCATAGTGCCAGAAATCGAGCGTTCCCGTTGCGTTGCTTCGCATTAAGCCGCTTACTCTGTTCGGCTTCATCCGGTAGTCTGCCCATGCTTCCTGATAGCCGAATGTTTCTTCATCGGTTGTATCGCCGGTGAGCATGATTTCTTTCTTTTTTACTGGCTGTTCTCCCAGATTCGCGAACTGCGGCACGTAATAGTCCAGTCTGTCCTTTCTGCTCCAAAAACGCTCAAGGCCTTGCTGATAGCTTCTATTGTGTCTTACGCAACATACACCGATTACAAAGCCATGCTCTTCGAAACTCTTCGTGAAAGAACTTTCGTTGATGGGTGTAACGGACATTGCACCGGTTTCACCAATAGGTGTGTCGTTTTCGGTTTGCTGTCCTGATGTCTGTACGATTTGATTGATATTGACGTGATAGCGTCCACCACCTAGGTATTCAGGCACTTGTACCGTTTTGTCCGAAATGATAACATCCCAGATTGCCTGCACCTGTTCACGGTATCTTGAACCACCTCGTGCCAGTGCTTCATAGTACTGCTGTACGCTGATTGCCTGTCTCAGTTGGTTTATTGTTGTTGCTTCAACTTCTGATAGGTCTGCTCCTAGATAGTACTGTTTTTTTTCTGCTCCGTCTCCTACATACATTTGCGCCGGTGTTCCATTCCATAGGAACATGTCGTAAAGTCTTTGATTTGCTGTTCCTCCGAAGTCTGTTTGACTTGCAAAGCTGTTTATGGTTGCTTCTGTTTTGTTTTTAAGATCGACGTCTGTGTATGCTTGTACTCCCGCTGCTCCTGTTAGGGCGATTGTTACTTCTGGCCCTCTCTGCGGATATGGCAGGCAGCTCGTAAAATAGTCGTGGAATTTGTTTACAGGTAGAGGATTACCACCTTCTACAGCTTCCTGCAGCTCTTTTTCCATGGTGTCTGCTTCGTCTGTGCTCATTGTGTACGTTACGTCTTCATCGTCACTTTTCAGCACTGCGGCGTTGTCCACGTTTTCATCTCTGAAGAATTCGTTCCAGATTTTGACGTATGCCCTGATAGGTAGTGCGTTAATGCTGAATGGTTTCTTCACTTTTGTGGGTACTCCCATATAATCTAGAATGCTTCTTTCGTCCGGTGCTGGTTTTACATCTGTGCCGTTGATTTTGATTTGCGGTACAGCATACGTTTTTGTAGGCATCCACGGCGTTTCCTCTACTTCGCCCATGAAGTGCTTAAAATTGTCCCACAGAATGCGGTTTGGACAGAAGAAATAGTAGAAATCGATAAAACTATCGTCCATTACTGGATATTTTGGCGTTGTCATGCGGATAATTGCCGCTGTATCTACGCTGAAAGTGTCGCCTGGTAATACTTCGTCCACGTAAAACGGGATGAGTTTGCCCGCGTCGAACGTTGTCAAAATCGTCTGGTCTCGATTGAATCGTGTTCGGCTTGCTTTCATCTGCGGAATCTGATTGAAATGTCGTTCGTTATTTCGATTCATTCTTCTTCTCTCCTTCCTTTGGCGTTTCCTTTGGCGTTTCCTTTGGCGTTTCTTTCTGCATCTTCTGTAGTGCAATCGCGTTTGCTTGTGCCGTTGCGACCATTTGATGATACTCGTGGATGTTCTGCGGCCATTCCGTGATATCTACTTCTGTTCCGTCCAGTGCTCCTTGTGAAAGGCTCTGCATAAACTGCGGGTCAAAACTTGCTTTCCGGACAATGTTTTTAATGTCGCATTCGTCTGCATAGCTTTCAATTTCGGCTTGGATATCGATGCTTTCAGTTTCCTGCAAATATTCTTTTTCTTCTTTGTCTTTCGCCCAAACATATTGCTTGCGCAGTTTTTCGCCTGATTCAGAAAAGAAGGGCTTTCGCCCTTCTTCGTACCTTTTATTCATTCGGCTTGCCCTCCCACACTTTTTCTTTGCAGTTGGTGAATTCACCGCTTTCATCGTTGAACACTGCCAGTTTGTGCCCGGTGTAGTCCTGCGGTGACTGGCCAATAAAGGTCTTTTCGTCCTTCTGCATTACGTTGCACATGCGTGCAAACGTCTGGTTATTTTTGCTTTCACCAATCCATGCATAGCATTTTGCTACGTTGTCCCAGATGCCATAATAGATGTGTTCCATTTTTTTTCCTTTCTCTTACAGTCGGATGCCGCCGCGCATTGGTTTCTGGCTCAAGTTGATGCTTTTCGTTTTTCGCGCGGTCACGTTAAACATTCGCTTGTCTTTCGCGCTTCTCATTACTTTACGATGTCTTGCCATTATAGAACCCCCTTCTTATCAACTCCAACTCGATGGCGTTGGCAAAACTTTTGCATTGCCAGATTTCATCAATCATCTTTTTTGCTGTCTCTATCTCGCTGATTTTTCGCAGGAGTTTGTAATCGTTCTCAATTTCTTTGTATTTCTTTTCAAGTAGTTCGGTTAGGTCTTTTTCGGTCTGGTCTCTGACGTTCCATGATTTTGCAATCATTTTTGTTTACTCCTTTTCGTTCGGCTGGTCGTGCAGGGCGTGATAAATCTCATCCAGCTTTTCTAAGATCTGCACCATAATTTTGATTGCTTCTTTTACGTCTTTAATGGAAATTAGTGCCATTTTTACACCCCCTTTCTGTATTTTGTGTTTCGTGTATCAAAATGTACCCAGTTGTCGTATACGATGATGCCGCAACTATTTGGCACGATTTCGTCTAGTACTTTTGCAAGTTCTTTTGGCTTTATGCCGTTTGCTCTGATGTCTGCTGCCATTCCTCTTGTATGGTAGCTGTATTTTGCTCCACCCACTTTCGCGTTGTGGCTTACTGTGCGGTATCCACTTGTGATTGTTATTGGTTTTCCAATTTTATCTCTTGCAATATCGAGAAGGATTGCTAGATATTCGTCAACGAATACGATTGGCGTGTTGTCTTTACAGGCGAATTCTTTTACTCGAAAATGGTTTGTAATTTTTACGTTTCCTTGTGTTTCCACTACATACGCTTTGATTTCCATGTTTGCGGCTCCTCTTTTTGTTTTTACTTTATTCAGATAAGC